CGTCCTGATGACGTGGGTGTTGTGCAGGTAGGAAAGACTGCTGACTTCCGGACTGTATCCGAGATGATCAATAGTCTGACTCAGCGACTGTCTGATGCCTTCCTGATCCTTAATGTCCGTCAAAGTGAGCGGACAACGGCTGAGGAGATCCGAGCTACCCAACAGGAGCTGAATGAACAGCTTGGGGGTATCTTCGGGAATCTGACTACTGAGCTGCTACAGCCCTATCTCAACCGTAAGCTCCACCTCCTGCAGAAGAGCAAACAGATCCCGCCCCTACCGAAGGGCCTTGTGTTGCCCACTGTGGTGGCTGGATTGAATGGTATTGGTCGGGGTCAGGATCGCCAAGCCTTGATCGAGTTTATTACGACTGTTGGTCAAGCAATGGGCCCTGAGATTGCTGCTCAGTTCATCATTCCTACCGAGTTCCTGAAGCGGCTTGCTGCTGCCTCTGGCATTGAAACCATCAACCTGATTAAGGGGATGGAAGAACTACAGCAAGACCAAGCTCAAGCCCAACAACAAGCCATGATGCAATCGATTGTTGGACAGGCTGGTCAACTTGCTAAATCACCTATTGGAGAACAACTTGTAAATGGCCTCACCAACCAACAACAGCCGCCGCAAGCCGGTGGAGCCCCCGGTGGCGAAGCCCCAGAGGGCGCGGGAGCCCCAGGGGACGTTCAAGTCGAACAATGAATTAAATGAGGGGTGGGAGCCTATTGAGGTTGGCACCCCCAAACCTAACCCCTACGCTGTTAAACAGCCTGTAGGTTCCAGCTCTACGGATGCTGGGAAGTATGGAAAGAAACCGACAGTCCGCCCCACGTTTGGGCAAGTAACCACAGAGACCTATTAAGTTTATGCCTACCTATGCATTTGATCCCACTGATGAAATTGATCAGGGGGAACTCGAGCGAGCCACCTCAGCCTATGAGCAGGGGGAACAACTCCTCCGTGCCCAAGAGGAAGACCGAGCTAGCCGCTTCCAGCAGATTGAAAAGGACCAAGAGGATGTCCAACTGATTGGTGGTAAGTTCAAGTCCCAGGAGGACCTTCTGAGGGCCTACAAGGAGCTTGAATCCAAACTGGGTAAGAAGGACCAGGGAGAGGGTGAAGAGGGCTTAGAGGAGCCCACAGAGGCCTCTGACGAAGCTCCTGATGAAGATACCCAGGAGGAGGAAGAAAAGCCCAGCGAAGCGTTGGCTCTGATGCAACGCCTCAGTAAGGAATACGAGGGCTCGAGTCAACTCAAAGAAGAGGACATCGAAGAGCTTGCCAAGCTGGATAGCAAGGAACTGATTAAGTCCTATATCCAGTTCTATCAATCACAAGCTCAACAAGCCCAAGCCGCTCAAGTCTCCGCCCAACAAGAGCAGGAGATTAAGAAGATCGCTGGTGGTGAAGAAGCCTACAGTGAGATGGTTACCTGGGCAGCCAAGAACCTAGACCAAACTGAGATTGATGCTTTTAACTCCGTTACCCAGTCCGGTAATGCTGCAGCAATTAAATTTGCTGTGGAAGCGCTTGCTAATCGCTACAAGAACAACGAGGGCTATGAAGCTCCGTTGGTTACGGGGCGTAAGGCAGACTCTGGTATCAAGCCTTACCGCAGCCAAGCGGAGCTTGCTCGAGATATTGCTAATCCCATGTACTCCTCTGATCCAGCTTTTAGAGCGGATGTAGAGGAGCGACTGGCTCGTAGTACGAACCTTCTTTGATGGAGGTTGGAGGGCGGCAGAAGCCCTCCTAGCCTATTGCCCTTGACCCACTGCGGTGGACAATCTTGGGCGCAGCCGGTTGTGACCCGATAACAGTCACGAAACAACAAACCCCCTTTTCCGGATCGATTCGGAGTACGCAAACAACCATTTACCCTTTTAACTAATCATGGCTGGTACTCCTCCTAATGTTTATGAACTGATGCGGCCTAATGCCGTCAATGGCAATCAGTCCAACGCTTACGCTGACAAATACAACACCGCCCTTAAACTCTTCAGCGGTGAAGTGTTCAATGCGTTCAACAATGCAACGATCTTCCAGGGTCTTGTTCGCTCCTACACCCTGCGTGGTGGCAAGAGCAAGCAATTCCTGATGACTGGCAAGCTTGGTGATCCCAAGTTCCACGTTCCTGGCACCCCCATCCTGGGTGATGCTGCCCTGAAGGTGGCTGAGAAGACCATCATCCTTGATGACCTGGCTATCGCTAGCCAGTTCGTGTATGACCTGGACGAGATCGTTTCTCAATACTCGGCCCGTGCCGAGATCGCCAACCAAATTGGGCAAAGTCTGGCTTCTCATTATGACAAGCGCATCGCTACCGTCCTGGATCTGGCCTCCCGTGAGGCTTCCCCTGTGACTGGTGAGCCTGGCGGCTTCGAAGTGAAGCTGGGTGCTGGCAAAGAGTATGACGCCCAAGCTCTGGTGGATGGCTTCTTTGAAGCTGCTGCTGTGCTGGATGAGCGCTCTGCCCCTCAGGATGGCCGTGTGGCCGTGCTGAGCCCCCGTCAGTACTACAGCCTGATCTCTTCCGTTGATACCAACATCCTGAACCGTGAAATCGGTAACACCCAGGGTGATATGAACAGCGGCAAGGGTCTCTACAGCATTGCTGGCATTCGAATCTATAAGTCCAACAACCTGCAATTCATGAAGCCCGCTACTGCTTTGACAGGCGAGAACAACCAATATGCAAACGCCAACGCTACCTCCTGCGGTCTGATCTTCCAACGTGAAGCCGCTGGTGTTGTAACTGCGATTGGCCCCTCGATCGAAACTACCTCTGGTGACTTCCACGTCAATTAGGCGTCCTTATGCGGCAACGTATAAGTGCAATCGGATGAACTCAGGGAAACCTAAGGCGAAAGCTATGGCAATCCTGAGCCAAGCCCCACAAGCGTGTGGGGAAGGTGCAACGACTACATGGTGCAGCACGATCTTGCTGCGTAATACATGGTTTAGCGTCCGACACCCCTCGTGGGTGAAGATATAGTCTGGTCCACCCGAAAGGGATGGAATAACTGCCAATACCAAGGAGATCTGATTGTTGGGAAAATTGCGATGGGCGTGGGCTCGCTGCGGACTTCCGTGGCTGGTTCCTTCCAGTCCAAGGCCTGATCATTAAGAATTATCTCAAATCGGGGGCTTCGGCCCCCTTTTTCGGGCCGTCACGGTGCCTAGAAAACTACCGTCACTCCCGAGAACCTGCAGATTCTTACTGCAGAAGAGAACCTATCCAAATCAAATAAACTCTAATGGTCCTCGATAACTTTCAAACATCGCGGCTTCAAGCCGTCAACATCATTCTTTCCAACATAGGCCAGGCTCCTGTAACCACTCTGCGCTCTGGCAATGTCCAAGCCGAGATGGCGGAGAATCTCCTGGATGAGATTACTAAAGCCGTTCAATCAGAGGGCTGGGTATTTAATACGGAAGTTGATTATCCGATTGTACCCGACTCTACCAAGCATTGTAAACTGCCTCCCAATGTTTTGACTTGGGACGGCGTTGAATATAACGCTGCTGATTTAATCATTCGAGATGGGAAGCTGTACGATAAGAGGCTTCACACCTTTGAGTTTGAGAAAACTATTTATGTCAATGTAGTTTGGTATTTCCCATTCGAGGAGCTACCCGAGTCTTTCCGTAACTACATTACTATTCGTGCGGCTAATGTCTTTGCAGGTCGTACTGTAGGCAGCAGCGAGGCTGTACGGTTTGGCCAGCAAGAGGAGAGCATTGCTCGAGCTACCTGTCTAGAGCTAGAGACTCAGCAGGGAGATTATACTTTCTTTGGTGATCGTACTGGACGTACATCTTACCAAAGCTATCTACCATATCAAGCGGTTACTAGAAGCATATGGCAGCGATAACCCAAGTCATTCCTAATCTCCTTGGTGGGGTTAGTCAACAGCCAGATCCAGTTAAACTTCCTGGACAGGTTAGGGAAGCAATTAACACTTACCTAGACCCTACGTTTGGCTGTAGTAAAAGGCCCCCCACTCGATTCATTAAGAAGCTAGCGGGTGATGTACCTGAGGATGCCAAATGGTTTCCTATCTTTCGAGACAAGCAAGAGCGGTATGTGGCCTGCATTTACAAGGAAGGCACTAGCACTAAGCTTCGTGTTTGGGAGTGTGTAGGGGGTACAGAGAAGACAGTCAACATGGATGCAGAAGCCCAGGAGTACCTCAACGCACGTGACTTCAAGCGTATCCATAACCTGACTGTTAATGATTACACCTTCATTACCAACCCAGAGAAGGTGGTCACGATGTCTTCGTCAGAGGCCACTACAAGGCCCCACGAGGCCGTTGTTGTCATCAATCAGGTATCTTATAACACCACCTATGCTATCGACTTCCAGAGAGGCTCTGGGGCGTCAGATACGAAGGTTTATCGAGCCACTCAACTCAGCATCTCGCCTGGTAACTTCCAGATAGATGATGGTGGTATTTGTGATATGGATGGTGTTCAGACT